ACAAGCTCCGCAGTGCTGCGGTAGGCTTGGGTGCTATTGGCTGTGGCAGGAGAGCCGCCAATAAGTTTGGGAGCCTTGTTCTGGCTCTGGTAGCGGGACTGAAGCCCACGGACGGCCAGCATGGTCTGTTGCTGGTTGCCAGAGTTAATCAGGCTGTTAAAAGTGTCAATCTCATCAGCCCCAAGGGATTCCTCGGCCCATTGAATCATGTTCTGGTAGGCATCTTGACCACCCACCTCGCTGTAGACCTCGTTAATCTGGCTGCTCAATAGGGCTTGCTGGCCTTTGATAAAGGCATCAACAATATCTTTACCAAAGCCCTTTTGTTCCAATGACTTATAGCTGTCTTCGGAAAGAGCCCCATCGTTCATAAACTCCTGTGAGTACTGCTCAAAGGACTGGACACCAATGACTTCCTTGGCGGTTTTGGCGGCATCAGGGGCATCAGGCTTGGCCTCATCAGCCTTGGATTCATCGGCCTTCTTGCTTCCGCCCACCTTTTTCTCAAGCTCCAGATAGGCTTTAGCGAGGTCTTCAGGGGACTTAAACTTTTCTGGAAGCCACTGGGGCTTCTCGTCAGCTAGGGCTTCGTTGGCCTTGGCATCAGCCGCAGCTTCCAAGCTGGCATCGCTAGGGACGATGTTCTCCACACGGGTCATGCCGCCCATCTGGGAGGACTGAAGTGTGGCTGTGATGGTTGAGCCTTCTTTCTCAATGGGTTGAGCGGAGGCGGTGGACGTACCAGTACCTGAATCTCCATTAAAGGAGACATTAGTAGCATTGCTCATTTTATTTATTATTGTTGTTGTTGCTGTTGTTGCGGGGGTTGCTGCTGTTGTTGGTTCGACGGATGTGCCGCCATAGCCAAATCTGTTACGCTCTTGATGCCTTGCGGCCCAAGGTCACTAGTCATCTTCATCATCTGGGCTTGCTGGGTTTCAGCAGCAATCTGTTCTTGAGTCTTGACCAGCCCTTCCACATCAATACCGATGGCTGTGGCACGACGATTAAGGTACTCACCAATGTTGATAAATTGGGCAACGGCTTGCGGCCCAAGGGATTGACCCACACCAGCCACAAAGAGGTCTAGTTTATTAAGGTCATTACCACGACCAAGGGCTTCAATGCCCGTGACAATTACTGGCTTCACAATCTTCTTGGGTAGCTTGGGAAGACGGCGGGTGGCTCCCATGCGGTCAACAAGTAGCTCCACAAGGGGAAGCTGAAACTCTTGACTCAAGATGCTGTATGTGCCCCCAATGGAGGACTCAAGCTCTTGAGCCATAAAGCGAATCTCCGCAGCCGTCACACGCTCGGCTTGACGCTGGATGGAGCTATTGAGAAGGAACGCAAAGGCCAGACGCTCCTCAATGGTCATCATGGTGGCCTTGGCAATGCTGAAGTCAGCCGACTTCTGGAGCTGGAGAACCGACACATCAGCGGCGTTACCGCTCACAATGGCTCCATTGGGGGACTCGGCAATGACCTTGGCCCTTGTGGTGCCATTGGGATTCACTAGGAACAGAATCCTAGCAGCAGCCGCAGAGCCCTCCACGATGGCTTGAGAAAGAGCCTCAAGGGAGATTAAGTCCCCGATGTACTCTTCAACATAGCCTCGACCATAGTCTTCACCATCAACACGATTAAAGCGGAGTGCCAAATAAGGGCACTTATCCAATGGGAAAAATCCTTCTGATTCGGGGATAAGGGTGTCAATAACTTGCTGCTGGATGTGCCAGCGTTCCATGTCATCCTCGCGGCTAATGATGGTGTACAGCTCCACAGTGGCGTTCTGTTCGCTGGTGGCATCGTAGTTGGAGTCGTTGTTTTCATCGCTGTTATAGACCGCCTTGACCTCTGGTGGAAGCGCACTGGGGGCAATCTTCTCACAGATAACAATCTGGAGGACATTACCAGAGGGGTCACGCTTGACGCAATAGGTGTCCATACGGAACATCCGCAGATTCCCAACTTTGGGCATATAGATAAGGACGTTACCCGCCACAATCAACTGCCGTAGGGCTTCGTAGGCCGTCACACGGATGGAGCTAGTCTCCACCTCACGCTGAACTGCCCGTTCCATCTCGGCCAGTGCTTTCTCCATCTCTGACTTAAGCTGCTCTGGATTGGGCCCACCGAGTTTTTTCAGAACGAAGGGGTCAATGACAAAGCGAAAGAACGGGCTGTTGGGTGGGAACAGGGTCAGCAGGAGCTTTGAGGCGAGGTTATTAACGCCACGCGCCCCTACACCTTGAAATGGGGTGTAGTACTTGGTCTGGGCACCATGGCCCGCTGGAGGAACCAAGGTGGGAATGGTAAGCTCGCTGGACTTACGAGCCCTTTCTAGGAACTGGTAACGAATGGAGTCCAAGGAGCTATAGAGAGCCTTGGCGGACATCTCATCTCTTTCCTCGGAACTTTTTTCGTCCATTGGAATTAGTGCCATAATAAATTATATTAGGCTTCAATAAATCCGTAATGTGCAAGAATCTGGAGCTTAATGTCTTCATCAGTCCACTGGCCCAATGCCTCGTACTCGGCTCCTTCGATGTTAAATCCAAGCTGGCCATTGACGCGAATCACCAGACGCTTTGCAAACGAATCGTCAATGGTATTCCACTGGACTGATTCTACGTTTAGTGTGCGCTCGGGCACAGTGATGGTGCGTTCAGCGGAGATTGTAATTGATTTAGGTTCGACGTTAATTTTATTCATAAGTTTAAGCTGTAAATGTGCTAAATGCTTTTCCTGCTCCGCCGTTGTAAAGTGCAGTAATTTGAGCTGGCGTTAATTTTTTCTGCCATACTCCAACCTCGTCCGCCTTTGCGGATATAGACCCAAATAAAAGCGGCTCAAGTGCAAAATCAGTTAATACATCAATCTCAGTTACTGGGCTGCTGCTTGAAAATGCAGATACGCCAGAAAATTGAGATGCAGAACCATTAACATACAAACCAAGTGATTCATCTACCGAATCATATGTTAACACTAAATGTATCCAAGTTCCTGCGTTCCATCCAAAATTTTGAGTGCTTACTTGATTTCCATCTGTATTGTTATTTATCCCATACCAAATTTGTTCTGCATCTGAATTAAGTCCAATAGAAACGTGTTCTGCAATAGAAGCACTGTTTGACATATGAAAAACTGTTCCAACTACAGCGGTCTGTCCAGACCCGTCATATGGATTAACCCATACGCTGATTGAAAAGTCACTTGTAAAGGATAGGTTTGTCACTCCTGCCGTATAAAAACCAACACTAGAATCTCCCCATGCAGGGGAATCACATCCGCCGTTTATAAGACCGCTTCCAATAAACGCGCTTCCTCCGCCATTGTTTAAAATTGAAATTCCACCAGAACTTGGAGGCGAGCTTGAGCCAACATAAGAATCAAAACTCCAATAGCCTTTTAGTTGGGTAAGCAGCCCATTTCCAGCTGCCTCAAGCCCTCGTTTACCCACAAACGAGTCTACACTCCTATATGTGTAAGCAAACATTGGATTATTTAATTCAATCCGCCAGCTTTAATGCACAGAATCTTACCAGAAGTCAGCGAGATAGATTCAAAGTTCAGCGGGACGTACACACCAGCCGGAAACGACACAGTGCTGATTGAGTTGCCGCTAATCTGGCCTTTAAACGTGTTGATAACAGCCGTCTCAATTACAAGAAAACCAATAAAATCACTGTTGTTATGAACGGCTGTATCGGTAATCAGTTCGGCACCAAGGTTTCCAAGAGCAATAGAATTAATCATAGGGGGTAATTAGTATTAAAGGTTAATAGCACCAGAGCCAGTACGCTGTTGCGGCTGCATTTGGTTAGGGGTTCCAATCGTTAAATCAGTACGAAGGGCTGATGTGCCCATGCGTTTAGAGGCATATCCACCCGCTTCGGGCGTTTTAGACGGCTCGACTCTCTGCGCCAATGGCGTAGGGGGAGGCGGCGGTGCGGGTGCTGGGGTCATTGGTGGGGCTCCTGCTCCAAAACACATAATAATTAGTTGGGTTGAATATTGCCTGTTAATGAGTCCTCAATTTGGAGGTCTCGTTTATGTTTCAAGAAGTTAATAACTTCGCGTTGCCCGACCATAGTCCAGATTTGTCTCTCGTTCCAAGATATTTCTGGAGCTTTTAGTGGGAAAAGTTCATCCAAAGCCTCAAAAAGCTCCTTGGAAACCGCTGGAATCGTATTTTTTGTGTTAATTTGAGTATAATCCATAAAAATGCAAACGTGAGCTTACTGTGGTTTTGTACTGCTCTTCATGGCCTTTCTTGTTGATAAGGGTGGTCGTGAAGTACTCGTAGCCATCCAAGGCCGTCTCGGAGGCATGGGAGCTATTGGAGTCATCCTTGTGGTCTGGGTAGAGATATGCCACATGGAGCCACCGCTATTAATGACGTAATCAGCTTCATTGGGAAATCGTACGTCTGTGATGATGACAAGGATGTCCTTGGGCTTACGTCCAATGAGCTTACCAAGCCGCTCTAGGACGGAGAAACGCGCCAGCTTCCTGATGCGCTCATCCATGCGCTTAATCCAGTAGTC